GAAGATACGATTGAAGCTGAATCAAGTTCTGAATATGAAGGCAAATTAAAGCTTGGTAATTTTAATATTTCTGCCATAAATAAAAAAGAAAAATCCGAGGTAGAATTACCGCCCTGTCCAGACTTATCAAGAGTGTTGCCAGTTGGAAGTTTTACATCAGATTTAAGGACAGCACGAATTAAAGAGTATAAAAGGGCAGATAATGGATATGATTGCTTACCTATCATTGAAGAAGTTACTTTTGTTAGATCGGTACTACCCTCTGCTAGTACTGCTCTTAATATTATTACTATCAGTCTGCTGGCTACGGCTGGCCCTGCTCTTTTATTACCAATAATAAAATCTGCGAGTAAGACTGCTTTTAAAAAGATTAAGGATGCAGGTAAGTCCTTGACTAGGGGGACTAAGGACCTAACGGCAACTAGAGTAATGCAGGGTCCAGCAGCTGGTAGCAGTTTAATTGTTGCTGCTAGGAAGATTGCTTCAAAAAAAGACGATGCTCCGCAGTTTACAAAAACAAGTAGAATGCAATCTCAAAGAGATGCAGCTGAGTTAAGAGACGCAAGAGATAAGTGGAAAGCTACTAAACCGAAAATGTCGGACTTCAGGGGCACTGGTAGAAGAATAACACCTAATGAAAGAGAACAGTATAATAAGGCTTTGGAGTCTTGGAAAGCAAAAGAACCAAAATAATTAATGCCGAGGTACGACAGATACGGAAACCTTGATGACCGCATTGACCAAGATGGCGATGTAGGTTTTGTTGGCTTTAACAACAGGCTACGTCCTGATCAGCTACAGTCTGGTCTGCTTGCTGACGCTCAGAACATTCGCACGGATCGTAATGGGCAGGCTCAGGTACGCAAGGGCGTGGATCTAGTCACTGCTCCTTTGTCTGTTGGTCCTGATGCAATGACAATTCCCTTCTTTATACTTGATGCTACTAAGACTACAAATAGCACAGCAGTAAGTAGCGGTGAATTGTTGCTAAACTTTGCATCTGCTCATACGTTAGAAGCAGGTGCGACTGCTCAAGTAAAATTAAGTGGACTTAGTGGTGTTGTTCCTACAAGTGCAGATGGAAGATACACAGCTACTGTAGTAGATACGGATACAATAAAGCTAACCGACAAGACTTATACAAATGCTGCTAGTGGTAATGTAACTGTAGAAATACCTACATTAGATGATACTACTGTTAATAATATCTACGGCTCTACGGACTTCTCTGATCCAAATCAAGCAAGCACTCAGTACATTGTACTAGCATCTAACTCTAAAGCAGTTGGTCTTGATGTAGCTAATAATATAACTTTTGATATAGGGTACCCATCAGCAACAACTTACAGTGCAAGCGTGGACATGATCCAAGCTTTTAATAAGGTATTTATATTTCAGGGTGGCGTTACAGCACTAGAAAATAATCTAAGAATATCTACAATTAGTGCAGCTGCTGTTTCTAGTAGCACTGATTTAGTTACTATAACAACTAGCTCTGCTCATAATCTATCAACAGGAGATCTTGTTACCATTAGCGGAGTGCTGGGTGCAGGCACAGATGGTGCATTTACTACTCTTGACCCAAATGGTTCAAGTAAAAGTATTACAAAAACTGGGGACACTACGTTTACTTTTGCTTTAGATGTTGACGGTAATGAAACTTATACAGTTTCTAGTTCTTCTATAGTAGCTACGGACTTTACAAAAGTACAGAGTGGTACATACACACAGCCAGTAGAACTTGATTCGACAGGGTTTACTATTACCAATGGCTTAGCTACTGTTAATGTTTCAAATACACTTGCCGCTGGGGACAATGTCGTGCTTACAGCAGCTGGTGGTAGTACATTAACAACAGGGGACTCTTTTGTAGTTTCAGAGGCATCTTCGTCATCTTTTAAATTCTTTGTGAACACTGATGATGTTGCTGATCAAGCTGATGTACATTTTACAAAGAGAGTTTCCGTAGGTCTAGGCTTTATCCACATGCCAGCACCACCTTTTGCTACCTATCATCAGCGTAGATTAGTTATGCCGTTTCAGTTCCTATCGACTGGAACTGATACATTTGAGACTAGAAATATACGAGATGAGGTCATAGCATCTGACGTGCTAGATACAGATACCTATGATCAGGTGTTTGCTCAGTACAGATTCAACGCAGGTACATCGGACTTTGTGGTAGGATTACACTCATTTGCTGAGGACAAGCTACTAGTATTTAATCGTAACAGTATTCACATAGTTACTAACACTACTGATTTAAAGGGTGCCAGTACACAAGTTTTAACGGATGAGGTGGGCTGTGTAGCTCGCAAATCTATTAAGCAGGTCGGTAATCAAGTTATTTTCTTGTCCGATAATGGAGTATATGGGACGCAATTCTTGGATGAATACAACCTTCGTGGTACAGAGACACCCCTTAGTGAGCCAATCAACGAGAGCATACAAAGAATAAATAAAAATGCTCAAGAGAACGCAGTAGCTGTTTACTTTGATAATAGGTACTACATAGCTGTACCTTTGGATAGCTCTACTAATAATAACGCTATATTAATTTATAACTTTCTTAACAAGCAGTGGGAGAGCATTGATACAGTCAATGACGCTAACTATCATATTAGTAATCTCTTGGTTCTTGGAGATGGTGACAAGCGAGGTGTTTACGCAGTCAACGATATAGGTGGTGTTCACCGCATTGATCATCGTGTAGATGGCGTAGATCGAGTCAGCACACAGATAGGAGGAACGGAGCAAAACATACTGATACCAGCTGCATTGACTACAAGGCAGTACACACTAGGAACCTTGGATCGTAAGCGTTGGAAGGAGTTTGATTTGCACATTGAATCCAGTGATACAAACACTTCGGATCTTAACATTGACTTCGAGACAGAGAACCCTGATGATACTGGAACTATAGGAACTTTATCTAGTTTTAATGGTGAAGCATTAGCTATAAGCGAAGATGTTTCCATCCGTGGTAGAATAGGTAATAGAAGAGGTTACGGAATACAATTTACATTTAACAGTACGGTAGGTAGACCCATTATACGAGCAATAGAGGTTCGGGGTGCAACTACCATGAGATCAACAAATAAAGCAATATAATGGCAATACTATCAAAAGGAAATACATTTGCAACTGGCGAACAAGTAACGGCTACTAAATTAAATAATTTAGTAGATAATGCTACATTTGCTTCAGGTGCAGTAGATGATTCAACCACAGCTCTTGACGGCAACGGAAAAATTATAGTCAAGGATTCAGGTATAACTTCGGCTAAACTTAATTTAAGTGCAACTGGTTCTAGTCAAGATATAATTACATTTAAGGCGATACAAGGTGGTACTGAGAGAAAATTTCATATACGTACTCCAGCTAGTACCAACGATTTTGATTCACCTTTTGAGTTTTTTACTGCTAACGCATTTAAATTTTTAATTGATTCTAACCAGATAGTAATGGATGAAACTGGTCAACTAGGCGTTGGAGTTGCTTCGCCTAGCGCAAAACTGGACGTAATAGGAAATTTACGAGCTGGTAATGGAACGCAATTTGTACAATTAACTAGCACAGGGTCAATAGAACTTAATCACTCAGGTAACGCATTTATTGATTTTAAAAATTCTTCTTCTGAAGATTTTGATTCAAGAATACATGCTAATAGTAATGGTTTAAGATTTGATACAGGTGGTGATGGTTCAACTGCAAATAGAATGACAATTACTTCAGATGGCGATGTAGGTATTGGAACTACTAGCCCCAGTCAAGAACTTCATGTAGTGGGAACTAGCGGAGATATAGGAATTAAGGTTGAACATACTGGTTCAGGCACAAGCGATGATACTCGTTTAGATTTTAAAGTTAATAATGATGATGCCAGAACTTTTATACGTTTTGGAGATACTGCTAGTAATGAAGGTGGTATGTTAAAGTATGATCATTCTGTTGATGCGATGACATTTTTTACAGCTAATTCTGGTGCAAGTCAGGGTTCTGAAAAAGTAAGAATTACTAATAATGGCAATGTAGGCATTGGAACTACTAGCCCTGATACAGCATTACACATAGAAAATACATCTGAAGACCAAATAACTTTAACAAACACTTCTGGTAATTTAAGCAGAATACAAAGTTCTAGAGGTTTAGTACTAGCTGCTGATTTTGATAATAATTCTGGAGCAACGCAAAGTTTTGTATCTTTTGAGACAGATAACTCAGAAAGAATGAGAATAATTGGCTCCAAAGGAATAGCTGTAGGGCAAACAACTACACCTACCTCTGTTGCAGGAAGTATATTTGCAGCTGGAAGAATAGGTTCGCTTAATACTTTTAATCAACCTACATCAGATACATCAAATGGTCTTGTTATTAGAAGCGATGGTTTGTTTCAACGCATTTCCTCATCTGCTCGCTATAAAAATAATATCGAGGATTACACTAAAGGGATTGATGAAGTAAAGTTACTTCGTCCTGTGTCTTTTCAATCAAATAATGAGGATGATGATAAGACTTATGCAGGACTTATTGCTGAGGAAGTACACGACGCAGGATTAACTGAATTTGTTAGTTATAACGAAGAGGGTCAACCTGACTCTATTGCTTATCCTAGTATGGTGTCCTTGCTAACAAAAGCACTACAGGAATCCATTACCAAGATTGAAGCCCTAGAAGCTAAAGTAGCTGCCCTTGAATCATAATGCCTTATAATCGTTTACTTCAGTCCGTACAGGTAGCCCTTGAGAACAGAACTCAGAGGGACGCATTACTTGCTATGGATGAGGTAGTAGACTTCTGCATAGAACATGAAAACGGCAAGGTGTTTGATGGCTGGGACAAGGAACTAATACGTCTTATGGTAGCCTATCACTGGGCAAAGAAGACAATCATTGTTCACTACAACGATGAAGGTGATATACAGGGTGTATTCATGTGGTATAATTGTAACGAGGACGATGGGTGGAATTTTATAAATAACTGGGAGGCGGACAGAGAGGACGGAGATAGTATATTTTTAGCTTTTCTTTTTGCTGAAGG